TCACACAATTACTTACACCCGTAAGGCATCTCCGACGTATAACACCAGCACAGGAGCACTGGTGACAAGCGATACGGTTTATTCGTTTGACGTTCCAGTCGAGTTTGTTGACGCTGAAGAGGAAGAAGGGCGTGAAGAGCGTAAAGCTCGTTTGTATATCACGCCCGATCAAATCGGAGACAACCAGCCTACGTTTGAAGACACGGTAACGCTGAAGTATGCGGGATCAAACCGCGTTGCTCAGATCACAGACATTCGGACGTTCAAGGGTGACCAGGAGTATCTGTATCAGCTGCTGGTGAGGTTCTAGTGGCTAAAAAAGACCTAGAAAAGCAAGTAGAGGAAGATCTAGAGGCATACCTGACTACAGGTTTTAACAACCTGTTAGACGGCATAATGCTGGAACTTGGTAGAGAGGGGGCAAGTGAAGATGAAATAGCCAGCCCCGTCTACACAGGATTTTTTGCATCGAGCTGGAAAGTATCCAACACACCACCAAGAGCAGTGGACAAAATAAGATCACCATGGAGTGAAATACGAGAAGCTAAGTCTAAAGACCGTAATAACGGTGAGTACAAAATTAAACCGCGTTTTTACCCTTTTAATAGAACATTTAAGTACAATAAAATGACTTATATCGGAAACACAGCAGAGTATGCAGTGTGGGCACTAGAAAGAGGAAAAATACAGCAGTTTATCCAGGGGCAAAAACTTAAAAATCTCATAAAAGACAACTTTAACGAGAAGAAGATGCGTATTGCGCTAGCGACAGAGAAGCGTAAAGGTTACTTTGGCAGCACTGCCGGTAAAGTTTATGTGGGCTATAAGGATCTTGAGTCATGACACTCGTAAACGCTCGCGCTGCTTTTGAAAAAGCAGTTACAGACGCCGTAGCAGCAGCCGACAACACGGTTCTCATGGTCTACGACAACGTTGCTTTTACAACGCCAGGCAAAACCAAAAAATATATTTTGATGACTGTCAGCTTCGGCCAGTCCACGCTCCAAAACCAAGGAGCCGCCCAGGACTACTACGCGGGCACGATCCAGTGCAACGTCTATGTGCCCAAATCCGCTGGTACGGCAGTGCTTTCAGCAATCAGTGAATCAGTCATCGACGGGTTAACTTCAGTCAATGCCAGCGACTACACTGATACGTTCAGCAGTAAACCCAGAGTTTTAGACATTGTTGGTCCTACTTCATTAAATATTCAAGATCGTTCTCACTTTATTGGGGTGATTTCTTGCCAATTCACTGCCACGGCGTAGTATTCTATCGGTAGCACAAACACACTCTATGCGGGCTGCAGAGCTTCTTCGCAACAAATTCGGCGTTAGTCAGCTGTATAAGCACGAAGTCAAGGTCGATGGAGAAGTTGTCCTGGAGGTGTTTTGGCATCCATTGACTATTGCAGAGCGAGAGTCAATCCAAAAAAACGTGGGTTCTGACGATGCCTCAGACTTTGCTTTTGGTTTGATGCTGCGAAAAGCTCTTGACGAAGATGGTAAGCGTCTTTTCCAAGACGGCGAAAAAGCATTGCTCAAGAACTCCGTTGAGGCTTCTGTTCTTCAAGAAATCCAGCTGGCTATGCTGACTTCTGGAACAGAGAACAAAGTGGAGGAAGCGAAAGCCGACTTGAAAAGCTAACGGCGACTGGTTTTTCCTCTTTTTTCTGGCCCAAGAATTAAAGATGACAGTCGCTCAACTCACAGAGCGGCTTACTCAAGAGGAGCTAACGTCTTGGGCTGCTTATTTTGAGATTCGTAATGAGCAGGAGGAGAAAGCTCTTGATCAGGCCAAGGCCCAGGGTAAAGCTATGAGTGGCAGAGCGCGGTAGACTGGAAAAGATGCTGGTGCGTCTTAGTGCATGGATTATTCCCTAAGAATTGCTGCCATCATCGAAGGACGGGAAAAGGTCAAGCAGCTTACGTCTGACGTAAAACAGCTTAGACAAGAAGCAGACCGGGTAAAACAGCTAGATATAAAAGGGGTTTTTGAAAGCCCCGAGGGCATTCGAGCATTAAAAGAACGACGACGTATAAGCGGAGAAATCGTAGATAGCGTAGACAAAACAATACAACTGGAGAAAACGAACACAGAACAAACGCGCAAGAAACTCCTGCAACAAATTAAATTAAACTCCGCTATACGTTTATTCGAGCGTAGACAAAAGCAAACGTTCAGCACCGGGGCTAGAGACCTAAAGCAGTATTCAGGGGCAATAGCGGACATTGAAGAAGCTTTTTCCTTTTTCAAAAAAGAAGGGGATACCTCAGGTATAAAAGCGTTAGCAGAAGAACTGGGGCGTATAAACGAGCAACAGCGTGAAACAACTAGACAAACAGGGCAGCAGCAACTATCAACAGCAAAGGTAGTTGAGTTTCAAAAACAGATAAATAAATTTAAGGCTGCCGGTCTAGACACATCAAAAGCGCAACGAGCGCTAGATAACTTTGCGACTGTAGCAGGAACTAAACAAGTAGGTTTGTCTTCAACAAAAGAGAAATTACTCCAACGTAGAATACGCTCCTTAAAAGAAGAAACTGCTGAGCTAAATAAACAAGCTGCTATAGAAAAAAGTAGGATCGCTGCTCAACGGTCCAGATTTGGCACAGCGGTAAGCAGTGCCATGATTGGCGGTGGCTTTCCTATGTTGTTTGGGCAGGGCGGAGCAACTGCTGCTGGTGGTGCCATCGGCGGTTTTGCTGGCGGCCTTATGGGCGGTGCATTTGGCTTTGCTTTTTCCATCGTTGGTTCTGCTATTGGTCAAGCAGTCGAAGAGTCTGAAAAGTTTAATGAATCACTGGCAGAAGTAAACGCTAAGGCTACAGCTCTTGGGCTAACAAGTAAAGCTACCGCCAAAGACATCGAAAATCTTGCGAAGCAACTAGGAACAACCAAAGATGAAGCGCTAGAAATCGTCGGAGCGTTTTCTGCTTTTGAAAGTTTTGCGGATAAAAAAGCGCTTGTAGCAATTTTTGGGGACGATGCAGGTGCTTTTAATCGTTTAGCTACTGTAAAAACAGAGTTTGATCTTGCTAAACAAATTTTTGACACGAGAGATGACATAGGAAATCTTGAAGCGACAAGATTGATAAATATGCTTAAAATTACTGACGCCTCAACGGTTGAATTAGCGTTTGCCGAGGCGCGTTTGCAAGCTGAGCACGATATTTCGGTTGAAAAAGCAAGGCAAATTACTCTTATGGATAGAGCTCAAGCCGTTGGAGCAGTGTTTGCCGCAGCTGGCCCTGGCGGATTGCTAACGTTCTTAACGGAACAGGGTAACGACTTTATAGAAAAGTTTGGAGAAGACCGAGTTAAAGAACTGGAAGACAATTTTGTAAAAAACAGAGACAAGTTTCTAGCAACACTTAAAAAATTACTTGCAGATAGAAGAAACTTGCTTGCAGATGTTGCTTCCTTCGACCCAGGCAAGGATCCTACAACCGCAGAATCTGGAGAATCGATAGAACAACGCCTGCGAAAACAGCTTGCTCAATATGAACAAATTGACCCCTTTGTTCGCAAACGCGCAGTAGTAGAAGCAGACCACCTAGTTACTTTAGAAAAAATTGCGAAAGTCAAAGACAAAGTAAAACGAAAAGACTTAGAAATTCTTGCCGGACAAGTAAAACAAGCACGGCTTGACGATATTAAAGCCCAAAAAGCAGAAAAAGCGCTTAGAGACAGCCTAAATGCTGCCAAAACATTAGCAAGTCTTGAGATAAGGCTTGCAACAGCGCAGGCAAATCTTCCTGGGGCGTTTCCCGGCCCATTCGGCGGTTCTCAAAGAACAGCGGCCTTAGGTCAACAAAGAATTGATTTTGAGCTGCAACAAAGAAATTTTGAAATTGAAGACGCAGTTACACGGGGTTTGACAAAAAGAGCTGACAAGCTAAAGGCATCTCGTGATCAGTATGAGTTGTATGAAACGCAAATTCTCAACGCCACTGTTGCTCAACAAGAATTTAATGAGGCGCTTGCTTTAACTCAACCCGTTACTGACAGCCTGTTTGACAGCTTGATGGCTGTTGCTGAGGGAACAAAGAGCGCACAGGAAGCGTTTGCAGATTTCCTTCGCAGCATTGCATCGATGCTGGTCGATGCAGCCAAGCAGATGATTGCGACGTATATCGCAATCGGCGTTGCTCGCATGTTTGCGGGTATTCCCCCAAAATCTGCGCCCGCTCCAGACATTCAGTCAGGTGCTGGGTTCGGCTTAGGCAATCAAATCATGGTTGGCGGCATGAGAACTGCTGCTAGCGGCAAAGGAGCACTAATGAATCAACCATACTTAGTTGGGGAACGCGGTCCTGAGTTGTTTGTTCCAAAAGGAAATGGAACTATTGTTCCTAATCATCAAATAGGAGCTGGCGCTAATGTAACGGTGAACGTGGATGCTTCTGGTTCGTCTGTTCAAGGCAACGGTCCATCCGCCAATCAACTGGGCAAAGCGATTGGCGCTGCTGTCCAGGCTGAGTTAATCAAGCAAAAACGACCCGGAGGACTGTTGACTCGCTAATGGCTACTTTCCCTTCGATAACGCCAACGTATAACGCGCAGAAAAACAACCAGCCCAATGTACGGACTGTGCGTTTCCTTGACGGATTTGAACAGAGGCTAACTTTTGGTTTGAACCAAAATCCCAAGGTCTGGTCTTTGACATTTGAAGTGTCAGAAACTGATGCCGACACGATTGAAACGTTCTTAGATGCACGCGCCAGTGACAACGCATCGTTCGACTGGCAACCACCTGGCGAAAGCACGACGTACAAGTGGGTTTGTGAGCAGTGGTCGAAGTCGATCCCTTACTTGAACCGGGCTACGATACAGGCAACATTCCGCGAAGTGTTTGAACCGTAATGGCTATCACCACTAGAGCGACAAAGGGTAGCCCGCTCACCCACAC